TGAGTACTTGCAGTGGTTATCTGGAGTTGCTGGTTGTGGCCTTGCCACAGCTAGTGGCGTTCCAGTTCTGCAGGAGTTTTATCTCAATTTGTTGGAAGCTTCCAAGTTGCACAGTGCACCAGATCACCTTGTGGAGCAGACCGGTATGCGTCATTTGTCGCGTGGTATGGTATCTAAGGAGGCCGCGGTCAGCGAAGCCAGCAGGTTTTCCTTTTGGTTGGCGTTCGGTATTGATCCAGACACCCAGGTAGCAGTGGAGACTGAACTTCGTATTCAGCGTTCCACTGTTCCCTTGGATGTGTTTGTATCAACTGACTGGCCCTTAGATGCATCCACACCATCAAATCGCAAATATATCAAACATGGCAAAACAACAAATGATGGTCAAGAAGAATAAGGCCAAGAAGCCTCAACATGTATTTAACAACATCAGGGACGTCGTGGTCGCTGATGCTAGTAATGGTGCGTCGCCCAACATTTACCAATTGGTCAGTGATCCGTCTGGCAATGGTACTTTAGGTTTGTCTTTGTCGCCCTTTGGCTACCAAACCGTCACAGGTACCGCTAGTTCAGCCACTGGACCATTAAATTTTGCTTCTACCCAGTCTATCGCTCCAGTTCTTCCTTGGTTGTACAACCAAGCTCGAAATTTTGAGGGATACCGGGTTACGAACGCTACATTAATCATTGTTGGTAACGTCGGTAGCACTGCTACCGGCCGCATATCGGTCGTGAGTTCTAGGGACTACGTCGATTATGGCGTTAATCACGGGATTGCCTTGGCTGTTGGTGGAATTACTTTTGACATTTCCACTCTTTCAACCAAGGAGAGGCGGTTCCCTCTGGACGTGGATTCTTCTTGGAAGATCTGCTCCAGTCGCACTGCCGCTATCCTTAGCGGTGGACAGGCTTTTGTTCCTGTCAACTCTGTTAACGACCTTTTGTTTACCAATTTTGACATAGATGTCGCGGGCGCAAGTGCGTCGACCATTTTGGCAACTTTCAATGTTGAATACACTGTTGAGTTTCGTGGTCCTATTTCTTATGGTGCCAATGCTTGATTTCCCTGCTTTTCTTTCGTTATATACCCTTCCACATCGGCTTGTGGTTGCTCAACAGTGTCCAGCCGGGACATACGGGCCAAAAACATTAAACCACTTTGATTTTGTGATTGAAACCATAGTGATGATGGCTTGCACCACAGTGCAAGAATGCTTGAGGAAATATCTATGGCAGCATAGAGGGGCCCTCGTGAGCACAGTCAGG